CGGGTTAGCGCGTCCATGTCGCCACCGCGTAGGGTTGCCCAGTCGTCGCGCCCGTGGCTTCAGCGATAGCCGCTTGGAGTTGGCCGATGTAGGCTTTGAGGCGGGGGAGTTCGGCTGGGGAGAACGATAGGCGCTTGTCGCCGGTCGCAATCGTGACCGCGCGCTTGCCGATGGCGAGTTCTTGCATCGCGGTCTGAGCATCGCTCAACCACGTTTGCAAGGTTGCTACGGGGATACCGGTGAAGATGGACATTCCATGCTTACAACACAAAAAAATGGAATGTCAAGCATTAAAAAACCCGCCATGGGGCGGGTCTGGATATGCAGTTTGATTCAGCGAAGCGGGCCATGTTTGGCTCGGACATAGGTTCCTTGCTTCTGAGAATCCCAAACAACGCGGCCCTTTGCGCGATGCTTCTCATATTGACGTTGTTGTTTGAGTCGCGCCCTGAATGATGTTTGCGTTTCGTTTGCTTTTCGTGCATTCGGACTCATCGTTACTCCTTGAATTCGGTTGAGCAGGTTGGATTCGAACCAACACGGAACTAGCCGACCACGGGGTTACAGCCCGGTGCCCTGCCGAATGGGCGTCTGCTCAAAATATTGCGGAAGGTCAGAAACCCGGATCGTCCGACGAACTCGGCGCGCTCGGCTTGTCGATGAGAAAATCCTCAAGGCTGGCACCGGCTTCCAGCTTTTCCTTCAACCAACCGGGTTGCTTGCCGCGCCCGGCCCAGGTGTTTTCTGGCTTCGCCGGATCTCGGTATTTCGGCGTCGAAGGGTTGGCCATCTTTGTCGGGATGGCTTGCGGCGGGCAAAGTGCCGCTAGTGCAGCCTGATCTTCTGCCATGCGGGCCTTCAGTTCAGCGATGCGCTCTTCGCGCTTCTGTTCCAGCATCGCCTGGACTTCTCGGCTATAAACGTCAACGGAATCGGCGATATATCGCAGATCGCCAAAGCTCATTCCATCCAGAGTCGGCAGGATCAGCCGGCGCTCGATGGAAACAGGCGCGTCGCCCATGATTTCGTTTTGATTTGCAACAAACATGTCTTAGCCCTCAACCTTGATCAAGCATTTTTCCCGGCCCACCGCATCCACCCAAGCTGGCGCTTTGCCGCGCCCGGTCCAGGTCTGCGTCGGGTCTGCTGGATTGCGATACTTTGGCGGGAGAGTAGATTGGCCGCGCTTTTTCTTCGCTACTTCCACCGTCACCCGTGCAGGCTTCATGGCCAGTAGTTCGGCGCGGCGAGCATCGAGTTTTGTAAGCTCTTCATCGAGACGCTTCAGTAGTTCGGCCTCGATTTCTTTTGCCTGAACCAGCAGTTCATCGGTCGTTGCAATCGTCAAATCCATTGCATTACCCTTTGTAAGCGCCGAATATAGCGCAATTACAATATATGCAATCGGATTAATCTTTGCAATACCCGCGATTGCAATAAAAGCGATTATTCTCTTTTCCGCGCTTTCCGGCTTGTTCCCGCGTCATAATCCCGGTAGCCAGCGCGCGGGCGATACCCGTTGCAGTCTCACCGAAACGCTCTAGCCGATGGTAGAGCGCTCCAGGGCTAATGTGATGGGATCGTGCAAGGTCTATGAATCGCCATCGATGTTGCTGGTATTCGATGAATCGCGCCATCGTTCGGCCTCGACAATGATGGTTCGGCAGTTTTCGTCAAACTCCACAACATCCGACATCGGCCCGTGCTGGCCCCAAACTTTCAGCGGTTTCCAATCGGATGCCAGCAAAAGCGCTTGCAACTGGAAAGAGGTGTAATGCCGCTGATGAAACGGCGCGGTTTCCGGTGAATACGGCACCACATTTTCGTTGGGTACGCTGATCAGCAAGCGGTCAGCAGGTAGCGATTTCAGTAGCGGCTTCGGGTCGTGAAGGTGCTCGATCAACTCGAAAGCAACTGCCCAGTTTGCGTTGCCAGAGACTCCATATCTTTCGTGCAGGCATAGTCCGTCAAGCTCTTCCTGATAGTATCCTATTTTCTTGCTATAATAATTGGATATGGCGTAATCGAGACTCTCTCGGCTATGCTCAAGCGCATAAATAGTATCAACTCCCGGCTGTTGTGCCATGATATAGCTACCGTAGCCGATGCCAGACCCGCAATCGATAACCACGCCGTGAACTTTGCTGGCTGCAAAAGCATAGCGGTATCGATGATCCGGCTGTATCTCTTCCAGCGTCTCAGCCACTTGACGCTCGCCAGATAGGAGCGCCGTGGTTTCTTCGGTCCCGCCTTGTCCCGTCATCGCCCGGAAGCGCGCGCGATTGGCTGGAATAACCAGTGGGTTGTCTTTGTACCCGTAAACGAACCCGCGCTGATTGATGCCGAGAAACCCAGATTGTTCGGGAGCCATGCACACAAGACCCGCGCGCTCCATCACGCCTACCCAATAGGCGACATTCACATGGCCATCCTCAACCGCGCCGTTCTTATGGTCTGAATAATCCGCGCCGAATACCCGCAGTTCCTTGACACCGATGAAAGCCGCGTAGACCACGATATAGGCAAGCGAGTTGTGCCACCAATTCGAGTGTTGCGGCTGGATGTTCTTTCGCAACCAGTCCCAAATTTCGTTCAACGGATACCGATAGACGTGATTTGGCCAGCCGTCCGAGTTGTCGCTTGTGATGATCGGCTTGTTGTGCTTCCAAAGGCTAGCGCCGTAACGCGGGAACTTATCCGCTTCGCCTTGAATGTGGTCCATCACAAACAACAAATCGTGGTTAAAGACATTGACGCCACGGTTCAATGTCCAAATCTCATCACAGGTTGTCACTGCTTCAGATAAGTCATGCTGAAGCCATGCGCCTGCATAAACGTCGCGCGACTGCCCTAAAGCAACCAGCGCAACGGTTTTAGGGGTGTTTCCGGTCGGATGATGCCATTTCATCTTATCCATGGAGTGCCTGTTTGTCTGCGGATGAATGAACTGTTGCCAGTGCGGATTGTGGCTTTGGGAGCAGGAGCGGAATGAATAGGCCGTGAATGATTGATTGCGGCCCAGTCAATCGGCCTTGCGAGTAAAGCCGCCAGCGCCAAAACGCGAATATCAAGCGCTTCATTCCTTCTGTTTGCAGGCAGAAACCATTCTCGAATGGGCCGGCCCTTAATATACTTCGTTCTGACTTGTTCAGCAGTCAGCATTTCAAAATAGTGTTTATCATAATCTAGCGGAAAATGGCAATAGCCCGGACCCGCCTCCTTAATCTTGAGCCGTGCATACCACGCATCTTTGCCGGAATCAGCGCCAACGTGCCAGACATTCGCATTGTATTTTTTACTCTTTGCGGCTTTTGGAGTCCAGATCGGCTTGGCTCCCGGCATTCCTTTTGTTGGGTAGATATGCCGGCCAATCCGCGCGCCGCAAAATGCGTAGACTTGCGCGGTATGATGCCCGCCAGAATCCACGCAACCGGCCATCACGCGCAATTTCCGGCCTGATTCGGTCTTGTAAATTCCTAGCAGGAATTCATCGAGGTCATCCCACACTTCATTCTTTGCTGGGTCGCCATGAAATATTCGATATTCAATGCCCCACGACTCCGGCGATTCATCCCGTGATGATGCCCGCCAGCCGACAATCTCAGCCTCCAGGCGGTCCCCTTGCACGTCCACGCCAGCGGTCAAATACAGGATTCTTTCTGGTATTTGATCCTTTCCGTAGTGTTCGCGACGCCCCATCAATGAATCTGGATCGGCCTTTTCCGCGTCTTCCTCCCACGATTCGCCGAGACTGGTATTCACCCAAGTCTTGAGCAATTGCGGGTCTTGCTTTGCAAATAGAAAATCTCTCGCAATGTCAGCCCATTTGCGCCACGGGCTATAAAGTTCGTTGATATGAAACCCGGCGATACCTTTACACGGCATATCCGCGCGCCATTCCCCCGTTGCCAGCAGTCGCGGCTTGTGGCTTTCCTCGATTTCGACAGCGCATTCCGGGCACACCATGATCGCTCGATCCGGCTCACCGGGAGGCCATCGGCAATTATCCCACTTGAGCATGTGGAAGGTATTGCAATGCGGGCAAGGCACGTAAAAATGGCGTTGATCGCTATTCTCATACGCCATGTCAATACGAGACGCGCCTTTAATCGTTGGCGTTGAAGTCAGGACAATCCGGCGGTTCCAGAACGTCGCCGTTCTCTTGATTGCCAGATTCACTGGATCGCCTTCGCTGCCAGCACTCGCGGGGTAGCGGTCTACTTCGTCGCACAACACAATGCGAATCGGGCGACTAGCAAGTCCAGCAGGGGAATTCGACCCGGCTAAAGTAAGGTGTCCGCCTGAGAATCGCTTATGCAGGATGGAGTTTCCAGAATCACGCGCGCGCGGGTCGGCTATCTTGTCTTTGAGTGCTGGCGTGTCCCGAATCATCGGCGCAAGACGGTCTTTCGAGAAAGCCTCAGCCATGTGCTCAGTGGGTTGGAGCATGAGGATAGGCGCTGGGTCTTGATCGACATGAAAGCCGATAATCGCTTTCAGAATCGCGGTTTTCCCGATTTGGGCGCTGCTTTTGACGACGACGGTATGGATTCCCTTTTCGGATACCGCGTCCATGATGCCTTTTTGGTATGGGGCGCGATCCGTGGAGAACTGGCCCGGCTCGGCGCTATCCTCAGCACTCAGTTGTAGGTATTGATTCGCCCACCCGCTCACCGTCAGTTTCGGCGGTGGCTTGATCGCCTTGAGAGCCGCTTTCGAGGTCCGATTTAATGCAGTTTCCCACGTCATCGTCATTGTAGAGTTCTTCTAGCGCGGCATGGATTGCGTCTGTAAGTAGCGTTTCGACCTCAATAAACGACTTTCCGGAAACCAGTGGCGCGTATTTGTAGGGAATTGCTATCATCTTAGCCCGGAAAGCCGAGATCATTCCAATCCAAGATGCTTCTACCTTCTCGGAGGGGATTAAGTGGCCTTCGAGTTGTGCTTTCTCCAAGGCAAGAATATCGGCCTCCAGCTTTACCTTTCGCGTCCGCTCCGTATCGTAGTCGGTAGGGGGTTCATCTGATTTTTGGCGAGCATCCAGCCAAGAAATAACAGCCGCCGAAACTGACGGTGAGCGGGTGGGCGAATCAATACCTACAACTGAGTGCTGAGGATAGCGCCGAGCCGGGCCAGTTCTCCACGGAT